TGAAACGCGGATTTAAGTCCCAGTGTGAAAAACGAGCAATTGAGCTCCGCAAGCAATTGGGACTTGAATCCACATCTATGGTTCGTGGCGGTCTTGGTATTCCGTTGGTGATGGGCTAATGAGTACAGCTTTCTACAACAGCATAGCAGCCACTGCCTCTAAGCTGATTACTAAGTTTGGTGCTGTAGGTGAAATTAAACGCACCACAGGAGGCACTATTGACCCTGTAACAGGCGTTCCGACAGCAGGAACTACGGTTACATATACCCCAAATACAATCGTTCAGAAGTACGCTGACGAGCTTATAGATGGTGCTAGAATATTGAGCAGTGACAGAATGATTATTTTAGATAACACTATAGAGCCTGTTTCTACTGATACGATCACCATTGGCGGTGAAAACTGGTCTATTGTATCGATCAGAGAATCAAATCCTGCGGGTATTCCGTTGGTCTACTTTGTACAGGCCAGAAGATAATGAAGATTACTAACCCTGATGACATAGTTAAGCGAGCAGAATCTACACTTGATGAGTTCGTCCGAGCTGTAAAGATTGACTTATTTACTGGTGTGATTGAAAACACAAGAGCTGATACTGGCCGAATGAAGGGCAACTGGCAAACTACGGTTGGCATGTCCACTGGCGCAGTATTAGATACTACGGATAAGTCGGGTGCTAAAACCATTAACGCTATGGGAAGGAAAGTTGGCGGGGCAGGTGAAACTACCTACCTAACTAACAATGTTCCTTACGTTGGTATCTGGGAACAGCGTGACGGAATGGTTGCCAAGAACATCGCCAGACTAGAAACGATTATTAGGAAGAACAAATGAGCATAAAAATTGACCAAGCATTCGTGCAGTCTTTTGTAGATGGCTCTTTTGGTCTTCCAGTGAATTACGAAAATATGCCCTACACACCTGTATCTGGTACAGCGTATGCGGAGCTTATACATTTACCAAACGCTATAGATTCTTTGTCTCTTTCTGACATGAATGAAACAAGCGGAATCTTTAGAGTTATATTGCGTTATCCTATTGATGGCGGGGCTATCACTCCAAAAGCGAAAGCAGAGGAGATAATGGCGCATTACCCAATTGGGAGTAGCGTTGCATATTCTGGACAATCTGCGACAATACGCTCAGTAAGCCGCCAAGCAGGCAGTGTTGAAGATGCTTGGTATACAATTGTCGTTTCGATACGATATATTTCATTTATTACGAGGTGATTTATGCCTGATACAGTACAGACCCTTGTCGAAACCACGATTGGTGTTTCGGCTTCTTTACCCGCAACTTTTGATGACACTGGTTATGGTGCTCTTACTTTTACCACTGTAGGTCAAGTAACTGATTGGACTCCTGCAGGACAGGTTTACAATGTTGTTACGAGCAACCCTATAGCACAAAGAAGCACTGATAAATACAAAGGCACTTTCAACAACGGCGCAGATTCAATTACTGTTAACCGTGACGATGATGATGCCGGTCAAGTTATTATCCTTGCAGCTCTAACAGCGGATACCGATTACTCTTTCGAGGTTACATACCAAGACGGAACAATTGACTATTTCACTGGTAAGGTTGTTTCTTTTGACACTGTCGCTGGGGGCGCAGACTCAATAGTTCAAAGGACTATTAGTTTGGAGCGCACTCGTTCGACAGTTACTGCATAAGGTAACTCAGAATGGATTTAGCGCAATTTGATTTGAAAGAAGCTGCGAATAGTGGCATTTCCGTTGAGTTGGCTCACCCTGTTACTGGTGAGTTGTTAGAGGATGATAAAGGCAAGACTCTTGTTATCAAGGTTCTTGGTAAAGACTCCGCTAAATGGAATCAAACAGCTAAACGAATACAAGCTAAAAACGCAAATAAGTACCGCAATGGAAAAGTGCCTGAGGCTGAAGTAGAACGCTCACTTCGTGAGATTCTAGCTGAATGCACTGTCTCTTGGTCGAACATCGTTTACAACGAGGAAGTTCTCAAGTGCAGTAAAGAGAATGCCCTAATGTTATACGAGAAGCGATCATGGATTGCGGAACAAGTGTTAGAAGCTGCCGCTGATAGGGCTAATTATTTTTTAGCTTAGACCAGCTACTTGAAGATTATGTGCGGTATTGGGCTTGGCTCACTACTAATCAAAAAGGCGCAACGAAGGCAAGAATTGAGTCGATACCTGACCCAATTATGCCAGACATTGCGCCTTTTTCTTACCTAATAGATTTGCTTGCAACGATTGGTCCAAGCGAATTAACTTGGCAAGAAATAAGTAGTTGGTGCGGTTTGACAGGAATAACTTTAAGTGTGTGGGAAAGTAACACCATAAAAAGGCTTTCAGCAATTTATACATCTTGCGCTAATAAATACCACGACAGCACAATGGTATCACCGTATAAGAGTGTTGAAGCACCAAAAGTAAATGACGATGATATTAAATCAGCGTTACGTTTAGGAAATTTTAGGGATTAAACATGGCTACTGATTTATATACTGTAACCTTAAAAGCTGAATCAAAAGGCGTTAATAAGACAACCCAAGAAATGAATAAACTTGGAACGTCTGCGGGTCTTGCGACTAAGGCTTTTAAAGCGTTTGTTCCCCTCATTGCAGCAGCTTTTAGTGCAAGAGCTTTATCTGGCTTGGCTTCACAGGCTAATCAATTTAGTTCTGCTATGTCAGAAGTTAATACTCTACTTAGTGGCAATACTGAAATGCCAAGACTTACGCAAGAAGCTAAGAATCTTGCGGCACAATTTGGCGGCTCTCCTACTCAACAGGCTCAAGCGTTCTATCAAGCTATCTCAGCAGGTGCAGGTAACGCAGAGCAAGCTACTGCCCTTTTGACCGCTGCTAATAAACTGGCTATCGGCGGTGTTACTGATGTAACTACTGCGGTAGACGGCTTAACAAGTATTACGAATGCTTATGGCATAGAGACTAGCGAAGCATCTAGAGTGTCTGATGCGCTATTTGTTGCTATGCGAGCAGGTAAAACTACAGTCGGTGAGTTATCTGGCAGTATCGGTAAAGTTGCTGCTACGGCTGCTACGGCAGGGCTATCGTTTGAAGAAACCCTTGGCTCTATCTCTGCACTCACTACGCAAGGCATTGCTACTGCGGAAGCTGTTACAGGGCTTAAAGCAACGCTTTCTAATATATTGAAGCCAAGTAAGGCTGCATCTGATGCAGCAGAAGAATTAGGAATTGATTTTAGCCTTGCAGGTTTACAGTCTAAAGGTTTAGCAGGATTCTTAGATGAATTGGTTACTGCTACTGGTGGAAGCGAAGCAAAGCTGCTTGATTTATTCGGTAGCACAGAAGCACTAAACACAGTATTTGCTTTAACAGGTGGTGCAGCTGAAACATTTAGCGGAATTATGGTCGATATGACTAACTCCGCAGGGCAGACAGATACAGCTTTTAACAAAGTATCTAATACGATGTCACAAAAGTTAGACGTTTTAAAAGGCAAGTTTGCGGTTACTGGAGTAGAACTAGGAAACTTTATTGTTACTGCAAGCACTCCATTCGTAGATGTACTGAATGCAAACTATGATGATTATATTCAATACTTCAAGAATCTATTTACTGCAACGAAGACAACATTAAATGCGCTAATCCAATTATGGGCTCCTTGGGCTACACGAGTTTCTAAAATTGTAAGCAATTTATTTGAATTCATAGCTAAATTATTTTCGCCTTTAATCAAAGTCGCAACTTCTATGCTTAAAGTTTTTTTAAACCTTTTTTATGGCACTTTTAAGTTTATCGCTACTGGCGCGGAAACTGCTGTTAGAAATATAGTTGATACTTTTCGTAAAGGTTTTACCATATTTATTCCTCGTTTCATTGAAACAACAAAAATTCAAATTGTAGCTTTTTATGAAACCATGGCCGTTAAAGCTAAGAGTTTTTATCAGACAGAATTGAATACTGAAAAACAATTAGCAGAAATAAACAAAAGAAAAGCTAATTCTCTCGCTGCTGTAACTCAAAAATATGCAGACCAACAGGCAGCGAGCGTAAATCTTGCAGACCAGACAAATATAACTACAGGATATTTTAACAATTTAGAAGCTAGTGTTGATATTGTTAAAACTACGTTTGGCGAAATGAATACAGCTACTACGACATTGGACGATTCAGCAATTGATTTAGATAGTAGCCTAGCTGCGGTAAACACTGGAACTAATGCTCTAAATACTGCAACAGGCACTACTAATACAGAGATGACCAATCTTGCGACAAATACTAGAACCGCTGCTGAAGAACTAGCGGGAAAAGATGGCAAGGGCGGTTTAACTCTAGCGCAAACAACATTTACCACTGCTGTAGAAAACACACAGACAGCTTGGGCTACGTTGATTAAGGACACTATCACGCAAGGTAAGCTAGATTTCGGCTCATTCTTTACTACGGTAAAAGATGGATTCGTCACAATGGTTGCTGAGATTGCTGCTCAGAATATTACCAATGCAATATTCGGCTCTGGTGGGTTGTCTGGATTTCTTTCTAGCTTGAGTGGTGGTTTCAGTTCAATTATATCTAGTATTGCTTCTGGTCTTGGCGGAATTGTTAGCAGTTTCACTTCAAGTTTAGCAGGACTTGTGGGTGGTGGAGCGAGTGGTGCGGCGGGTGGTGCAGGAATAGGGGCTGCGATAGCGGGTGCGGCGGGTGCTGCGGGTCAATTCATAGCAGGGGCAACAGGAACCGCAACTGGAATAGCGGCAGGCACTGTTGGACCACCTACAGCGGCAGCTTTAGCGGGTTCTGGTCTTACATCTACTATTGCCGCAGGTGGAGCTAAACTTGTTGCGCTTGCTACTAATCCTGTGACTTTGACAGTTGCGGCAATCGCGACAGCTGCAAAACTGTTAGATGACAGCGGAACCATGTCTGCCAATGCAGGATTGATTACTGACCCAAGCATAAATTTAGGAGATAGAGGCTTTACTGTTCCTGAGTTTGCATCTGGAGCGCAATTCCAAGGGTTTAATCGCAGAGAAGACCAAGCGACAGCCGATAGTGTTGTCGAGGCTTTTGCTACGCTTGATGCAACATTAACAGCTGCGGCTAAGTCTGTAGGTATTACTCCAAATTTAAATGCTGCATCATTTGTAGGCAGCTCAGAGACGGGCAGAGGAATTGGAGCCTTCTTGGGCACTGCTAGTGAAGACGGAAGCACTAAAAGCGCAAGTCTTCAAGATCAATTAGATAGCTATGCTACGCAATGGGTGACTTTGGTAGGCAACCAAAGCGGAGTAGACCCATCCGTTATTGCTGATGTCATTGGTGAAGGTACTGCTGAAGGAATACTGTCGCGCACCCATACTGACGGAAAACATCAAAGCGGTCTAAATTCTGTGCCATACGATGGATATATTGCTGAATTACACGCAGGTGAAAGAGTGCAAACTAGAGCGCAAGTAGCGGCTACTGACAGAATGTCTAGTGAAATGGTAGGATTGCGAAATAATTTGAACGAGCTAATGTTAGTCGTTGCCAAAGCAGTGGCAAAAACTGCTCGTATCGAAGATCGTTGGGACAAGAATGGCTTGCCGCCAGTGAGGGCATAAGATGAAGGTTATTAAGTCCAATACAGTTACGCCTACCACTTTAACGGCTACTGATGTCCCAGAGAATGATGCTTCTGAATGGGATTCATCTACTAACTATCATGTCGGTAATCAAGCTATGGTTACGACCACAGCAAATGGTGCTGCGACTGCTACTCATAAAATTTATGTTTCAGTGCATAGTCAGTCGAATAACGACCCAACTATTGATGATGGCACGAACTGGACAGTAGTATCTAG